TGGACCACGCCGCCAAGGTGGTCCGTTCCTCGGCCGACAGAATAATCGGAGCTGCGACTCGGCTCATGTCCTCAAGCATATCGGCCTTATCTGTATAAGTCAAGGTAATTATGGGACACTACACTAGTTGGGAACTCATCGGGTAACTGCCTGGAGCGAAGAAAAGAATTCCGTGAGCGGCCACCGCTGCTGTCCTCGCCGCGAGGATCGCCGTTGTATCGTTGGTGGTCCCATTCCCTACCGCGCCGTAGGCCTTGACGTTGAAAACCTGGCTGCCGCGATCAGTGACCCACTTGGCGTTGACGTTGTAGGTGGGAGTGCCAGCGGGGATCTGAGCTCTGAGCAAGCCGGAGAGCAATAGGCAGCAGAGTGGCAGCGCCGGGGCCAGCTCGAGGAACGATCTACGAAGGCGCGCAATTTGAAATTTGAAATTGGAGACCCTGAATCCTGAATCTCCGATTACTGGAGTCCGATGGTCCGATCTTGATCGGACCCGAAATCGGACCTGAATCCCGAATCCTGTTTTTTTCACCAAACGATCACCCTTCCCGTGACTCCCGCGTCGGAAGCCACTAGATAGAGATTCGTGCCGTCGTAGCTAACCGGCGTCTGGAACCAGATGGCGCCGCCGCTGGTCATTTGAATGACTGCACAGACGGGGACACGGCCGAGCAGGTGAGCAACTGTGCAATTGCCCGGCGCGCTGGAAACCACGCTAACCCCGCCAAAGATGGGCGTCGCCTGCTGGACTGCGATAACCGCTGAGGTGTTGGTGGTGACCACACCGACCAGGGCGTCGCCGGCCGTCGCGCCCACGGCGCCCGATTGGTAATAGAAGCCGCTCACGGAGTTGTAGAACAGGTAACTTGTTTGGCTGGCCGGCGCCGGCGGGAGCGTAGGTGCAGTCGCAGCCGTGTAACCCGCGCCCTGCGCGTAAAGGATACCGGCCGTGATCCCAGGGACCAAAGTGCTGGAAGGGGAGAGGACGAAGCCGGAAATTAATCCATCGAATCCGAGTTCCAGGAATGGCGTAAGTGGCAGATCACTCATGAAGGCGACATTGGCATCCAACAGCGCCCAGTTTTGGTCCTGGTCAACCTCGTAGCTGGTCAGGCCGTGTTGCGACTGGATTAGACCCTTGCGGGGAAGAACTGTTCTAGTTACAGCCATCGTTGCTCCGCGTTCAAAGAATGGTAAATGGTAAATAGTGAATGGCGTATTCGAAGACAGCCGTCGAAATCCTCAATCTACTATTCACCATTCACTATTCCCTCTCAGTTCGCACTGCTCAAGCTCAGGCGCAGGCAGACAGCATAAACCTTGAGGATACCGTCGTTGTTCACAACCTCACTTCCATTCTGCCAGTAGGTTGTCCGCAAAGTCACGACGCCGGTCGCATCGTTGATGTCCCAGCCGCCCGGAAAGTTATAGAGCGAGCCTGGCTGCGAGGATGACTGGCCGGGCGGACTTGCCTGGCCGGGAACGAATCCCGGCGCTGGCGCGCGGTTGCTGTAGATCATCCAGACGAACTGGCACTCCGCGCGCGAATAGGCGTAGCCATCGTCAGGATCGATTGGAGTAGGCACTGTGTTGCCGTTCGCATAGAAGCCCATGAAAACCAGCTTGCTGCGCACCGCGCCAAACTTGGCGTTGTGAGAGATCTTGAGCATGGAGTCATCGGTGAGCGGCTGGCCGGCGGCGATGGCGCTGTCGTCGAGATCGAAAAAGCCAGGAATGGCAGAAAGGATCAACTGACTCATTTTGCTCCTTTAGGACGATTCACAATTCCAGATTGCGGTCTCCAAAGTCACTATTCACCGTTCAGAAAATCGTCGGCCAGCCCAGCGACGAACCCGAAGCGGGCGGCGTGGGCGAAGGCGGAGGCGTAACCGGCGGCGGCGTCCAGCCAACCGGCAAGGCTACGAGCAAGGCGATGTCCACTCCTCCCGAGTTCTGGGTCATGTCGAATCTTATCTTTTGCGGCCCCGGATTGGCCGCTTTGTCGACGGTCAGGAGGGCCACGATCGGATTCAAAGCTACGTTTTTGAGAGATTCACTCTGTTCCTGCGTCCATCCGGTGCTGCCGGCGTCCACGGTGAGGACCGGCAGGAGCGCGTAGTCCATCGCAAACCCAAAGAGTAAATCAACGGTTGTGGTGATCAGGTTCATGCTCATTGTCGGTTGCGCGAGACCGGAGGTGAAAGTGCTCGTATCGAGCACGCCGAATCCTCCTGAGTACTCGAATACGCTGACGGCCAGAATGATCGTCGTCCCATCGGTGTCCACGGTTTCCGTGACCGTGACGGTGTTTGGTCCGCCGGCGCAACTCTGAACGTACCAGGCCTGGAGGAGGTTTCTCTGCCCCGCGTTCAGGACCCCGCAGCCTCCTAAAGGCAGGTAAGAATTCTTCTGCGAGTCCGAGATTTGGAAATTCGGGTTCGTGTAGGGTATCCCCGACATGAAGTAAACCACCACGATCAAGCCGTTCCCCTTCACATTGGGTTCGAGAAACTCGACCGGCAGCCCGTCTAACGGCCACTGCGCGGCTATATAGCTCGCAAAATTGTTCTGGACGGACAGCATTATGACCCCGGAGAAATGAACATGTATTGCGCCTGTTGCTGAGGCGTCGCGTTGTACCAAGTGGGGACATTATCCGCGGCCGCTGCAATCTGATACGGCACAGAAAGGTTGATGAACCGCGTATCGAGCAGGGTGAAATCGACTGTTCCCTGACTGTAATTGGGCTGCTTGTCGATCACCTCGCAGACCACATTGCTCAGCCCCAGCTTGCCGACTGTGAGATCGAGGACTTTTGAGTGGGTCAGCCACACGTAGTCGCCCAGCTCTGCCTGCAAGGTGGCGAGCTGGGCAGTGAACTTGTAGGCGGGCGGCTCGAAGGCGTGGCGGCGAAAGATACGGTCGGCAAGCAAACGGGAGAGCATCATGCCCCCGCGTGCCACGCGCAGCCCGGTGGACTGGATTTGCTGCTCGTACACCTGCCGATAAGTTTTGAGCGAAGTTTGTTGCTGATAGCTCACCTGGTGACCATAGCTGCGCGCCGCCGTGGTGATGCCGCCTTGCTGCACATCCAGTTGGAGAGTAACCAGGTTGATGATGTTCTGCCGCAGGGTCTGGGGGATTCCCATGATGTTCTTGGAGCTGAAGGCGAACACGGGCGTCTGCTCGACGGGCGGCTTCATGGTCTTGAGTGAGAGCTGGCCATTGGCGCGCACGATCGTATAAAGCCCCAATGGCTTCAAGATTTGCTCCTCGAGGAACTGCTTGCCATCGATGGGCCGCGTAATCACAAAATCAAACCAGACGCCGGAAAATTCGCCGTCCCGCAAGGCCAGGAAGCCGGGAATGTCGATGTAGGGATTGGGATTGATCAGCGTCGAGTCCTGGCCGGGCTCATAGATAGCCCAACCTTCTGGTGGCGGCAAGGGTTCGTAGTCCTGTTGCGACTGGTAGATTGGTGCGAGGCTTTGCATCACGTAATTCGAGGTCAGGAGGGCCGGGTCCTGGCCCACGCCCAGCTCGTTCTGGAGCACCGCCAGGATGATGTCGATGGGGTTGCCTGCCACGTAGCGCGGGTTTTGGTCGCTCACCTGATAGCCGTTTTCAAGCCACGAAGCGCCGACGGGTTGTTGCGCCATGGGACCGCCTGGTGTCCACCAGAGCGGGCCGCCACGCAGCCAAATCTGCATTCCCTGGATAAAACGCTGCACATCCGCGCACTGAATAGTGATGCGGCCGTCCGTGTCCTGGCCCACCTGAGTGATCTGCATGGTTTGCAGAATGGTGAAATCGCCCAAGGCAAGCCCCGGAAAGCCCTGCTTGAGCTGCACCATCCTGCCAATCAGCACATCCTGAGCCGCGAGGCCCTTGAGCGTGCCATTCGGATCGATGCAGGTGATGGTCATGCTGCCCAGTGAGGATTGCCCCTCGAGCTCGTTCACGGACTGGCTGGCTCCCTGCGGAATTTGCAGGTAGGGGATAATAGTCGGAGTATTGCCGAGAGAAAGCAGCAGGCCGGGATTTGTCGAGACCAGATAAAACCACGCTGTTGCCGTGAAGGCTGGCCACACTTCAAATTCGTAAGGCAAATCGCGCGAGGCCAAGGAATACGAAAGCAACGAGCCATCACCTGTAGTGGAGCGCACGGTGCGCTGGCTGGTGATGAGCGTGGTGAGATAGGCATCGAGGCTGCCATACACGCTAGCAAAGTAATCCGCAACCCCTGAGATATTGTAGAGATCGAGCAGCGCCAGGAGCATGCTCCAGCTCTGTTCCTGCGAGATGCTGAGAGGAGAGCCTGAATAGCCGCCGGCAGAGTCATTGAAAAACTTGAAGCCGTTGAAGGGAGTGAGCTGCTGATAAGTTTCGTTGTAGGAGTTCGTCGCGGCAGATAGCCAAATCTGCTGATTCTGAAGCAGGAAATTCTGGTCTACGAACTCCAGGCATTGCAGCGCGAGGTCATCGCGTCCGATGGCATGGCAGAAAAGCGCCGCCCAGGTGCCAGCGGCATCACAAGCCTGGCTGGTATCAAGTCCGGCAGGCGGTGTCGCTTCGGAGCCTGCGCCCTGGGCAAAGTGGCCGGGCACGCCGCCGCTCGGGGCGATATAGAGATTGGCAACGACCTTCGTGGCAACAACATCCGCCACGGTCTGCAATTGCGCGGCAGTGGCGTTCAGCGAGGCAGCCTGCGTGGAGGTGATTAAATTGGTTTTTTGAAGCTGAACAGCCGCAGTGGGCAGAGTTGCGGCGGCGCGCATGAAAGCAAAATACAGGTCGATCTGGTGTTCGGTCGAAACCCGCTGCATGAGACCGGGCACGAATTGATAGCCCGGATTTCCGTACGTTCCCCAGCCGAGGTAAAACAGCCCGTTCGTGAGGTCGGAGGCGGTGGATTGCAAGGTGAGCAGGAAGTTAATCATGCGCTGGAGGTAGAGCGAAGGGCTGAAGTCCTGGGTGATCTGCATGTAGATGCAGTAGGCGTAACACACCCAGGCCATGGCCCCGGCGCGGATGTAAGCTTGGTCCACGAGGCCATAGTAAGTATCGTAGCTGAAGGCAAGTGAATTCGCGGGCTGAGTGTTCCCCGCCGAGAAGTTGTCAAAGTAAAGGTCTCCGGTCCCGCTCTGCGGGATAAGAGTGACCACGAATCCGGTGATGGAGCTGAGCGTGTCGCCCGCGAGCCTCGAGATGAGCTGAGCGAGGTTGATGAGGTGGAAACGATAAAGGCCGTTGCCCGGTCCGACCGCGATGGTGATGATCCCGCTTAGCGGGACCAGCGATGCCGGCGCGACTGCTGCCGAGGTTACCTGTACGCTTGTGACTTTGCCGCCTGCCGTGGTGACCCCGATGGCGAAATTGAACCCCACCGCCTCCACTTCCTTGTGCTCAAATTGGACCTGCGCATCGGTGGTGTCCGGGAAGCCGCTGCCAGAATAGGTGAAGGTATCGTTTGCGGCAATGGCGTGGAAATCGACCACCAGACCGGTGCCATAAGGTGGCTCTGTGGGGTCATTGACATCGGTTACGGAGTCAGCAGAGTTGCTCTTTGTCCATCGGCTCGCCGATTCCCCATCTTCCCCGTTTTCGAAAATAATGGAAGCAAGGTAGCCGGGACTGTCGAGAATCGCGTCGAGCTGCTTGATGATCCGGGCGGCGGCGACGAAGTTGCCCGACCCCGCAAAAGCGATAATCGCCAGCGCGCAGTCGTAGATGTAGCTGCGGTTTTGCAGCGCAGCCCCCTCTGTCAGAGTGGGATCCGGGAAATAAAGCGGGTCGGAAGTGGGCACGATAAAAGAAAGTGGCAGTGATGGAAAAGCCCAATCAGCCGCCAGCGATGTGCAAACCTGCGTGGGACCCTTCACCGGGTCCACGTACATCACGTGCACGGTGGGTGTGCCTGTATGCAGGACCAGGCTCGAGCCGCAGCGCGCATGGAAATCATCCTGCACGATGATGGGGATGTTGTCTTCCTGCAAATATTCGACGTCCGTCTTGGCGTAAATGCGCGCAAAATAATCCGTCAGTTTGTAGCCCACGCCGGTATTCGAGTGGCAAATCCAACCTGCTGGCAAAACGCTGAACGATGAGCCCACGGCTGGCTGCGCCACGCTCGTCGGGTAGAGCACCGCTATCACTATACCTGGGAAGGGCACCTGCGCGCCCCAGTAGCCGTACAAGCCTTGCTGAACGAGCAGCGACTGGAACTGTGACGGCGAAGGATACTGGCCTTTCATCGGCCCGCTGGTGTAAGCCCCTGTCCCCACCGCGCTGCCTTGGTAATAGAAGAGGTCGGTCTTGCTGAAAAGATCGATGCGGTAATTGAGCATGCTCTGTTGGGGATTGAAGAGATAACCGTAGATCGTCAGGCCCGCCAGCACGGGATAAGTCACCCCGTTGATTACGGAGCCACTGGGATTGGCGTTGTACATCTGCTGGTAGTAAGCGCTGATCTGCGCGCTGGTAACTGGCAGGACAGGAGGAAAAAGGTACCCGAAAGGAAGGCCGATCGGCGAGAGGTCTATGGGGCAGCCGTCCGGGCCAAGCTGGTCATCCATTCCCAGCATCAATATGCCGGGTGGCACCATGCAGATGCTCTCGCAAGCAGTCTGAGCAATCTGGCTGAGGTCATTCTGCGAAACGATGCCACACTCAATGAAGGGCGGTGTGGTCGGTACGCATGGCGCCCCGGGCAGCGAGGTCACCGGGAAGCCCGTCTCGCGAGCGTTCGCTTCCCAGCCATTCACGAGCTTCAGTTGGCGCGAATAGAGCCAGGCCAGCGACTGGGCGGCGTCGCCGTAGAAATCTCCCGGATAGTACTGCGAGACAGTGGGCATAAATTCAGAAATTCATGAAAGTGTAAAGTGTAAAGTGTAAATTATGAATTCATCCTTCATCCTTTACCCTTTTTACGTCCCGTACAGACCAACGCCGTAGAGTATGACGCCGTAGCCGCTGAGCATTGTCGCTGCCTGAGCTGAGGCGGTAAAGCTCGCGATGGCGATGGCAAAGTCCGGGATCTCGACCGTATAGTACGCCTGCTTCTGCGGCTGCGCCAGCGCCAGTTGCCAGGTTTGATTACCCTGAATCACAAAAAGCTCTCAGCTATCAGCTTTCAGCTCTCAGCGGAATAATGCATAGTAAATAGTAAATGGGGCATTCATCAGAGCCGTTCTTAATTCACTATTCACCATTCACTATTCACCATTCGCTTTTCAGCTCACCACTTGTCGAAACTTGAGCTTAAACGTGTACTGCCCGACGCTCTTGTAGGCCGCCGTCCAGTTGGAGTCCTCCAGCCAGCAGTTGGTGAAGGCCGGCTGCGAGGCGTCCGGATAGTAGCCGAACTGCCCACCGCCGAGCGCAAATTGCATGAACTGATTCCATGCCTGCACGTCCGCGCCGATCGCCACCCAGTCCATCTCGAGCTCGAGGAAAGTCTCGATGCGCTCGAGCACAGCCTCGCGCACACCGGCGCTGGAAATGTTGTCGTGCCGGACTGCGTTGTAATCATAAGCTGGCACCTTGCGTGGCGGGCGCAGAAACGTCAGAGTCGTTGGGCCAGTTCCTGGATCGTAAACTATCTTCGGGTTACTCATCGTGTTTGGCTCGAAAGTGTAAAGGCTAAAGTGTAAAGACTGAACTGCTCTCACTTTATCCTTTATCCTTCACACTTCACACTTCCCGCCTAGCCGGCGGCGTACGGCGACTTCTGCACCGTCGTGGCATTCAGCGGCACGCCGCGCTGTACGGCAGTGTTGAGCGTGGTCGCAAGCCACTGCCCCGCCTGCGCCTCGCCCACCACCATCACCGTGAGCTGCCCGCTGGGTGGATTCAGCGCGCTGGCTGCGCCAGGTGCGAGACCGTAACCGCCCAGTTGTGGAGCTCCGCCGCCGTAACCTCCCTTGCCGTATCCCGCGCCCGCTCCGCGACCAGCGCTTGTACCTTTGGCGCCGCCGCCAGGAATCGCTGCTGCCGCCGCGCCCGCCACACCAGCAATCGCGCCCCATTCCGCCGCAGCTTCAAAATCGGTCGCCGCAGCGATCGCAGCATCCGGGTCTCCGAAAAAAATGGCTTGCGCCAGAAACCACAGGCCTTGTGCCAGGGCGTTCAGTGCGTTTACCCCCGCCTGTTCCGCAATTGACGCGAGGGCGGCTTTTGCGGCCTTCTCCATGGATTGGCCGACGTTTTCGCCGTAGATCGCTGCCGCGATCCCGGCCGCCGTCATGGCGTCGCCTGTCTCCATGAAGGCAGCGCCGGCTACCACCTGAAAGGTTTGTAGGGCGGTTTGAACCGCACTGATCGACTGGGTCGTCTCGCGCGCCCAGGTCTGGATGCTGGGCGTCAGCTCATTGACCATATCCTTCGATACCAGCCGGGCGATGCTGTCGAACTCCTGGAGCGGGGCGATGAGTTCCCGGTTAAGGTCGCCCGTCATGCTCGGCGCTGCCGGTGTGGACTTGGAGGTCTTGGTGGCCATTGCGAAGATAACTCCTGGAGTACGGTCAGCCGTTTTAGTTTTCAGTGCTTAGTTTTCAGTTATCAGCAAAAGCTCCTCACTGAGAACTGATAACTGCCAACAGACGACTTCCTTCACCAGTAAATGTGTCTTGCCGTACTTTCATCTGCGTAATCTGTGTCTTCTGTGGACAACAACGCCGCCGTTGCGGCGGCGTCAATGCGCCAAAGCGCCACCGCGCGACATAACATCTCGCTCGGCGTTTTCGCGTACCATCGCGCCATCTGCGCCGCTGCCCTCAGGATGTCCTTGTTCGCTTGCACGAAAGGCGTCCAGGTCCTGGCCGTTTGCCAGAACCTGGCCTCGCAGGTACTTCAGAATGAATTCAGCGTCCTCTTTCGGGAGCCAGTTGGGATCGAACTGCGTCAGCCCCGGATTAAGGCAAGGCTTAGGGTCAACGAAAGCCTCATTGACCATCTGCTGGTCTTCGCGGACCAGTAGCAGCGTTTCGTCAGCAGTCAGCTCCGGCCTCACACCCACGGCGACCAGATCCAGTTTTTCCCGTAGCTCGCACGGCCACCCGGTGCGGCGGAGCGCCCAATAAAATTTCGTGGGCCGCCGCAGCACCACCCCGTAGCCGCTCTTGGGAAGGACCACGCGCGCCGGCTCCTCGAACGCGGAAGCCTCCGCCAGCTTGCGGAAATCCGCAGCAGTTGCGATGCTGTTTGACTTGGACATAGAAAACCTTCAGCCCTCAGCTCTCAGCTATCAGCGGTCAGCAAACAGTTTTGAGCTGAAAGCTGAAAGCTGAGAGCTGACGGCTGACAGCTTGTTTTACACCTGCCGCCACACCATCCCCACTTGGTCCCCAGTCGGGCGCGTGGAATCCGCGACGCCCTTGAACTTCACCCCATACGTTGTCTCCTTGCCACGCTGGAAGGGCAGCTTAATGGCCTCTGCCTGGTAGGCTTGGTAGAGATGCGAGACCACGAACTTTCCCGTCACGTCCCGACGCGGAGAGATCACGGCGACGCCGATCTTCGGCACAGGAACAATGCCCCCGAAGGTGATCTGCTCGTACGACTGCGCGCCGGAGGGCTGATTGGTGTCCGTGCCCGTGGTGAAGGTGCCCGGCGGAAAGAAGTTGGTCAAGTTGGCAAGGTTCGACTGCTTGATCGTGACGTCGATCTCGTAGGCGTCGGCAGTCATCACCACATCGATGGGAGAGGAGACCTGGTCGGCTCCAATCTCTTCGTACTTCGGCGTCAAGGTGGAAGTGATCGCGCCTTCCGTAGCGCCGGCGCAATAGGCTCCGTACGCGCCCACAAACACCCATGCGGCAGTGCCATCCGCGATGGGCGGGCCAGGGGCGTTGAGCCACGCCGGCGCCGTTGAGCCGGAGGTCCCCGCGGCGAGGCACAATTCCGCGTTGTTGCTGGAGTCTTTGATCATCTGGCCGACCGTGTAAGCGGTCGTCGCTGACCACGCCGCGAGCCCGGCCGGCTCTACCGGTGAGCCGTCTGGCCCGATGACCAGGCGGTTGCCGTGGGCAGGCTCGGGCACGTAGAGCCACAAGCGGCCCGGACCTTGGTGGATGCTTGAAGCTGATACTGCTGGTGGCATATATTCTCCGTCTTAATTGTGAAGTGTGAAGTGTGAAGGAATGGTAAAGTGTGAAGGTTAAAGGATGGATCAAAGACCTTATTGATCCTGCGCTCATACGTCATCGTTTATCCTTTACCCTTCACCCTTTACCCTTTACCCTTCACTATTCACCATTTCTTTACACTTCCTCTAACTCCACCATGATCGACATCGTCGCTGCCATGGCAAAGCCGCTCTGAGGTCTGCGGCGAATTTCTTCAAACGTGTGACCTTCAGCGAAAATCTTCATAAGCTTCCCGCTCGCGAGTCCCGGCGAGAGCGCACCGTTCGGAAAGGGCGGCGAAGGTAACGGAAGATTCGTGAGCAGGAAATCGCCCGGCGTCGATTCCCAAAGGGTGTCGAGCACCGCCCGCACGGCTCGCGCGTAATCCTGGGTCATCTCCGCCAGGGTGTTGCGGTCCTGATGCGTGACCGCGATTACGCAGGAAAGCCGCATCGTCTGGTGCAGCGTACAGTTTGCCTCTTCGTCGAAGGTCACCGTATCGGGGGTCAGCAGAATTGCCGGGAACTGCTGCACCGGGAGAAGCGCCAAATCGTATTCGGCGAAGGGCGCGTAGGAGCCGGGGACGCCGGAGACGAAATCCAGCGCCGCCTGAATATCGCGATTCATCACAGCGAGTAGTTGCCGAACTACCTGCTTCGACAGGCCAGCGTTGTAGTAGGAAATCCAAGCCATCGCTAAAAGTCCAGAGGTCGAGAGTCGAAGGTCGAGGAGTTCAGAGCTTTTGCCTTTCGACCTTCGACTTTTGACTTTCGACCGCCCTTGCGGGACCAGCCCGAAATGCGGCTTCCCAATTCGCTATGCACCATTCACTAGTCCTTTTCCTATCTGAATAGCGAATAGTGATTCGCAGGCCCAGGATTCCAGCCGCAAATTCGGCTTTTCAATTTACTATTCACCATTTACCATTCACCATTCAAAAGACCTGATTCTTCGAAAAAGCCTTATCCTCGCCTCGATCGAAGGCGGTGGAGCGGTCTGTCTCGCCGCCGGCGATGCCACCCAAAAGGGGTTCGATTTCGACGTGGCGCGCCAGGCCGCTAAACAACGCGTCGTAGAGGCCTTCCTTGATTTCGTTGATCTGCCGCTCGAAACTTTGCCGGTGCGAGCCTGCCAGCGAATACTCGCCTGGCTGGAGCGTGACGTCCCCCTGGAGCGCGTCACCGAGGTCGGCGATCGCGCCATCGCGGTTGAGCGCGCGCAGAAAATTCCCGGCGTCCACCGTAAGTGCGAGGGTGTCCGGGTCGATCAGCCGCGCCAGGAATGCGCCCCGTATCCTCGCCTTGCGGTCGTCGATCCAGTCCTGGATCTGCGTGTCCTGAATCGAATTGGCCGCATTCCGCACGAAGCGCGGAAAGGCGGTACAAACATCATCTACCGTGCAGTAAGACATAAAAGTTTAAAGGGTGAAGGGTAAAGGATAAAGGCTGAAGCCGTGATCCTTCATCCTTTACACTTCACAATTCACCCTTCCCTCAGTATTCGACGTGCACCAGCACGCTGGTCACGCCGGCTGGCGTGAAAATGTAAATGTTCGTGGCATCAAAGCCGGCCGCCACGCTCGAGGTGTCCAAACTGCAAGCTGCAGCATTGGCTCCGCTCGCTATCCCCGTAAACCACACCCGCCTGGGGATGCGTGGCAAACCGTGCGGCACGGTGTTCGTCGCCGCTGCCGTCATGCCGGTCACATCCAGGGTGGCGAGTGCAGGCAAATAGCCACGGTTGTCCACAACCAAATCTTGGTTCGCCGTACTCACTGCAATTGACATGGGTCCTCCGAAAAAAAGCATTGAGCCTTCCCGCCGCGGCGGGCCAGCTATCAGCAAGCCGTCTTTGGCTGAAAGCTGATAGCTGATAGCTGCACTTCTACGCCGTCGCGTTCACCCACAGGTACGCTGCGTTGGCTGCAATCACCTGCTGCGCGTAGTACTTCTTCACGCGGATGAAGTCCGACTCGAGCGAGAGCTCGCGCCATCTCAGCACTCCCGAGCGCTTTGCCCAGAAGAATGTGTAGCCGAAGCTGGGCACGCGGAGGCCAGGTCGTGGCGGGCGGTAGAACAGCATAGCGTTCTTGCCCATGATGTACCCCAGGCTGTCCGCCTCACCTTCATTCGAGGTCTGATAGAGTGCCGCGGCGACCAGTACCTTCTCGACCTTGAACACCCGCGCCAGGTCCTGCTCGTCAAGCTGGTTGCGGGCGCCGTTGGCCGTGTATTTCACGCGGTCCAGGATGCGGGGATGGTTGGCCAGTGCATCCAGCACCGGCTGCGAGACCAGCAGGTGGTTAGGGAAATCGCCGATCTGCTGCTGTAAGGTGCGACGTTGTTTCAGGACTTCGGAGACCGGGTCGGAGTTGATGTAATCGGACCACTGCGAAGTTGGAGTGCTGGCGAGGTTGCTGTTCTGGGTGATATTCGCAGTGGTGATGATGTTCGTAAAGAGGTTGATCTCCTCGTTCAGCGCGATGATATTGGTGAGCTTCTCGGTCTTCTCCACTTCGAGCTGAGCGCCGGGATCGGCCTGGTCGCGCTCGTCGTCGGTGATCGAGTCCTCCAGCGCGTGGCCATCGGCCATGTAGAAACCGCGCGCGTCCAGATCGACTTCGATCTGCTGGGCGCGCTGCCCGGCCGCGTAGGCGTCTTTGTAAGAACGGAAGTGCTGTTTCGAGAATTTGAAGAACACATCGTTCTTCTTCATCACAGGCACTACCGGCAGCACTTCCTCCGCTACAAACGCCTGGTTGCGGTAGGCAATGCTGATCTGGGTGAGTGCCTCGTCAACGTGTAGTTGGTTAAGGCTGGGCATCTGTTTCTCCTTTTTGTTACGAGGATTCAGGATTCAGGATTCAGGGGATGTCCTCGCGCGTGCTTCCCTGAATCCCGAATCCTGAATCCTGGATCCTGTTCTTCCCGGCCCAGCGTTATCTAGCGCAACACGGCGGGCGTGTTGATCGGCGGACGAGCGCGCTAGCGGTCGCCCGAAAACAAGCCATCAGCGGTCAGCCGTCAGCTTTCAGGGAGAAAACGGTTCGCTGAGAGCTGATAGCTGCGAGCTGACAGCCGATGACTGACAGCAGTCGCGGCCGCTACCCCTTGTACGAGTACGGCATCACCAGCACGCGAATCACGTCGCCGGCATTCGAGGCTGCGTCGATGGCGATTCCGACGACGTTAATCATCGTGCCAGACTCGCTCACCGCCTTGATCTGCCCCTGGGCGTTGGCGATGTTCACGTAGGCGCCGCGTGTGATAGCGCCCGACGCCACCACCCGCGAGATCCCAAACAGGCGCGTGCGGATGTTGCGCCCCAGCCCGCTCGCCGGAATGACGCCCGTGGGCCAGGCAGTGCCGCTCACCAGGTTGTACAGCCCGCCCGAATAGTCAGCCGCGGCGTCAGGCAGAATCGATTCCTGGGCTACCCCGAGGAATTGCCCGTTGGCCCCACTCGGCACGTTGCACCCGTCGGCGGACACCGAAGTGTCCGGCGCCAGGCAAGTGAATTTCCCGATCTCGATGTTGTAATTGAGATGGTAACTTTGGTCGATCGCAGTAATGTCGCTCATTCGATTTCTCCTCCTGGAAAAACAGTCAAGGGTCGAGAGTCAAAGGTCGAGAGTCTAACTTCTCGACCCCTCGACTCCTCGACGTCTTCTTCTGCTGCTTCCGAGACTGTACTAGGCCGTCGCTACCGAAGTCCCCGTGGTACCGGATTGATTCACCGGAGGCCTGCCGGTCGCCATATTCGCCAGCACAGCGCTGATTGCAGCGGTCACGCTTTGCGTGATTTTGGCAAGATCGTCAGCGCTGATTGCAGAAACGCTGGCCTGTTCTTCCCATTGATCGGCGGCGGCCAACTCCGCGTGTCGGAGTCCTTGCTGTGCGGCAGCATGAGCTACCCCGACCGCGTTGAGAAGAGCAAGGTTGGCGGCATTCTGTGCGTCGGTAAGGACCTTCGTCTGCGTTGCCAGTGCCGTATCGAACAACAGCTTTAGATTCGCCGGCCAAGCCCCTCCGAGGCAAGCCTCGGGCGGCGCCGACGGTGTGCTTACAGTTCCATCTGCCATAGTTTCTTCTCCTTTTCCGCGCTTGAGGGGCGCGGACCCTGTGATCAAATCAGAAACTCGAAATCAGAATCTAGAAACTGGCCAAGGGTGCGAGCTTCCCATAACAGTCGAAGGTCGAGAGTCAAAGGTCGAGGGTTAAAAGCCTTTTCTTTCAACTTTTCGACCCTCGACTCCTCGACTACTCGACTTCTTCTTCCGCAGCCTGCGAGACGGCCACGATCTCTTCCGAATACTCGCGCCACAGGTCCGGCTTGCGCTTGGTGACTTCCGAGAGCGCCACGCTCACCGAGCATTTGTTCTCTTTGGCGTAGGCATTCACTTCCGCCATCAGCGCCTGCTGCGCCGTGGTGGCCTCGCCGCCTCCCGCATGCCCATGGCTTCGTAGATCCACCACAGGCCGGGCTTGCTCGACCAGCGCGCTGAAAGCCGCTGCATCTGAAAGCGCCAGTTTCAGAGCGTGGGCGCGGTTTTTCGGCAGCACCTTGCCCGCCTTCACCGCCGCGTTCACTTTACGCTCCGCTTCCTGCGCTTGTAGGATGGTGGAGAATCTTACGCGCCCGGCATCCGCCAGCTTGCCGGCTTCCACCAGGTTGATCTTGCCATCGTGGATGCTTTCCGACAGGGCGGTGAAGCCGTCGCCGTCGCCATCCTTGGGTTCCCAACCCTCGGGACCGTCAGCAATGCCGATCAACTCCTCACCGTCGAACACCCCGATCTTGCCCCTCTGCTCGGCAGGCAAATGGTGTACTTCGAGGTGCGCGTCGGTGAGGCACTTCAACTTCAGACTCTTAGCCATTGTCGTCTCCTTTGCAGACAAGGATCCAGGATTCAGGATTTGGGATTCAGGTCCTGACCCCTTACTCCTGCCCGCTGAATCCATTCCTGGTTGCTGGTAAGCAACCGAAACTTGATTTACTGGACCTGGTACATGCAACTGTTGCAGGCTCACGAAAACCCGGTCTGGCGCTTCCCCTGAATCCTGAATCCTCCCGCCGCGGCGGGCTGAATCCTGCATTTCGCAAAGATGGATCTCGGGCAGTTCCTCGAGAAAGGGCTTATTAACCAGCGCTACGGAGGTCAGTACCGTCCCTGCCGTCTTGCCGGTCACTTTATCCTTCGCTCCCCAACGGATGGCCGGCGAAATATAGCGGTACTCCCGATTGGCAATGAGCTGCCGTGCGCGCTCCGTGGGCTCGTACCAGCCCCAAAGGATAAAGCGGGAATTGGGAGTAGGGAGTTGGGAATTGGGTGTTTCCCTATTCCCCATTCCCAATTCCCTATTCCCGTTTGAAAATCGTTCGGGCTCGTCCAGTTTGGTGATACGCCCGGCTGACAGCACGGGTCCTCCCGTGCCAAAGGGAACTTCCGAGGCATGCTCGTAATCCACATTGATTTCGCCCGTAGGCTTTTGGGCGAAGTTCTCCCGGATTTGTTCGAGATCCTCGAGCTCGATGGAGAACTTCTTTTCCGCTCCGCCCCAGGTCCCCGTGACAGCGATCGGAATCCGAATCAGGCCCGTCCCCGGCACATCGGCGAGCAGCGCGACAAAACGTGGAAAGGCTGAAGTGTGAAGGATAAAGTCTGAGTTCTCCGTTCTCACGTTATCCTTCATGCTTTCCACTTCAGAATTTATTTCCGGCCACTCCATGCCCTCCGACTTATAGAGCGCGCGCAATCTCCGCTTGGCCTCTTCCTTGCCCGGGCCGTCGTAGGCATTGCCGCGATAATTCTTGTAAAGCGCAGCAAAAGCCGCGCCCATCAAGCCATGGTCGGGCTTCCCATGCCGCTTCACCTGAAGGTGAAACGTGGTTGCCTTCTCCGGGTCCTCGACCACAAGAAAATCGCTTGGCGGATAACCTTCCTTCGTTGCGCTCATCGAAGCCCTCGGCTTTCAGCTCTCAGCTCTCAGCTCTCAGCTATCAGCCTTTATCCTTTACCCTTCAAACTTTAGAATTCAGCTTTACTCCACGATTTCCAGCGTAACGTCCCCCTGGTACTGTTCGCCGATGCTGGAGACGATCTGCGCCGCGATGGTGTGTCTCTCTCCCGCCACGCCGCCAGTCACCGTGAAGACCACGCCTGTACCGGAAATCGCAGGTGCTGGATTCGAAGCGATGACCTCTTCAGTCGAATCCAGCCTGGTCAGATCGCTTGTAGCCGTCACCGCCGTGATGCTGGCGATGCTGTTGCCCTTGCCAATATCAGCGGCAAAATCGAGCGAAACCGCGAATTGTTCGTAAGGTGCTTTGTAAATCGTCATGTCCAACAGCTCTCAGCTCTCAGCTATCAGCCATCAGGTTTCGGCTCTGCGCTTGCTGAAAGCTGAGAGCTGACTGCTGATAGCTTCTTTTCAATGCACCGGCGCCGTGCCGCTTTTCACCCGCCCTGCTTCGGCGCCTGTTTTCGCTTGGCCTGGCACGGCTCCGTTTTTGGCCTGCCCCGGCACGGCTCCGCTTTTGGCCTGCCCTGGCACGGCAAACTCATGCCTCGGCACGACGGTCAGACTGTAGTTCCGCAAACCAACGATTGCATCGCTGAAGACCAGTGTTTCCATATCGCCGCGCAGCGCAGCGAAAACCCGGCTCAGACTATCAGAAGTGGAAAGTGCCTCGGTATCGCGACGCGAGGCAGCGAGGACACGCCTCAGATCATCGCTCGCGCTGAGCGCCTCAGTGTTGCCCCGCCCGAAACTTGCTGCCCGCGTCAGTAAATCAGACGTCGTGTTGTTCTCGCTCTCGCCCCGGATCGAAACCGCCCGCCTCACCAGACTGTCCGAAACGCTGAGGGTTTCGGCGTCGCCCCGGCTCAGACCCTGCGAGCGCGCAATCGAATCCGCGACAGTGTTGGTTTCGCTATCGCCCCGCCCGAAAACTCCCGAGCGCGCAATCACGTCGGACGCTGTGTTGGTCTCACTATCACCCCGGCCAAAAATCCCCGAACGCGCAATGGCATCCGAGGCCGTGTTGTTCTCGCTCTCGCTCCGCTTCAGGATCTGCGCGACTGCAATCGCGTCCGAGCTTATGTTCGTCTCGTACAGGGCTGCGCTGTACGTGCCAGGCACGGTCTCAAGGCTTGTGACGGTATCGGAGGCTATGTTGGTTTCGCTGGGGGTACGGCCGAAGGAGGCCAACCGCGCCAGCGAATCGGAGGCTGTGTTGCTTTCGCTCTCGCCCCGGCTCAAGTTGGCCAGCCGCGCGATGGCATCTGAGGCGGTGTTGCTCTCGCTGTCGGTGCGGGTCAAGACGGCCGCACGCGCGATCGCATCTGAGGCGCTGTTGCTCTCGCTGTCCGCACGGCCAAGGCCGGCCAAGCGCGCGATCGCGTCCATCGCTATATTGCTCTCGCTTTCGCCGCGGCTGAAGACCCCCAAACGCGCAATCGAGTCGGAAGCCGTGTTACTCTCGCTGTCCCGGCGCCCAAACGCCACTTGGCGCGCGATCGCATCCGAGGCTGTATTGCTCTCACTGTCGGCACGGCCGAAGCCGGCCAAGCGCCGGATCGCGTCCGTCGCTGTATTGCTCTCGCTTTCGCCGCGGCTGAAAACCCCCAAACGCGCAATCGCATCCGAAGCCGTGTTAGTCTCGCTGTCGCCGCGCCCAAAGCTCACTTTGCGCGCAATGGCGTCGGAGGCTGTGTTGCTCTCGCTATCCGCGCGAGCAAACCGCGCCAGACGGCTAATCGCGTCCGAGGCGGGGTTCGATTCGCTTGCGTTCCTTGTGTAGCTGTTGCCCCCAGCCTTAAATGTGGCGATGGCGACGCGGTTTTTGCCGCCGTTGGAATTTGTCCCGGAGTAAGTTACCGAAGACGTACTTGATACAACATCATCCGCATAGGCGCCGTTCGCGCCGCTGCACGCATTGTTGAACTGGCCTCGCTGAGTGAGTGCTCCGGTCGAAGTAAAGCTGCTGGCGCAATTATTGCCTACGTCTACCACCACCCCGGTAACCACTTCATTAGCTTGGGAAAGCGTTCCAGAGGCTCTGCTAAACGGCGAACCTTGCTCACTCCCAAAAGCCACCGTCACATCCAGCGGAGTGCTCGTGGCAAGGCCCGTGTAATGTGTGGCACAGAATCCGCTTTGATAGTAGAGATTTCCGGTCCCTACAGCTAGGGTAACGACGGTTATACCCGAGGCTACATTGTAGGCATAGTAGAAGTCGGCATAATTGGAGCCATACGCCAAGTAACTGATCTGGTGGTATGTCGAGGAGCCCCCAGAAGCATTGTCTGTGATCCCTCCATCCGCTGCCCCGTTGCTTCCGACCCCAACCCCAACAGTAATTAGCTCGCCAGTTGTCGTCGCCGTGCCAAACGTAACTTGCACCGGAGATTGGGCGGTTTCACAGACCGTCTCAACGCGGGTAATCGTCGCCCAAGCGGATGAAGCCGCCAGCGCGAAAACCAGACCGAGAATGATCCTGCTGAATTTGTTCATTGTGTCATTGTGTCATCGGATCATTGAAGGGCTGCTTTTCAATGACCCGATGTCCCGATAATTCAATGACCCGATCTAAAAAGTTATCGTCCAAGTCACCGTCAACGTGTCGCCGCTGGCCAGCGAGGCCTGGGTGAATGTGTTTTCAAAACACATTGTCCCCGAAGAGGACGCATTGAGAATGGCCGCAGCCTGAGCCGCCTGCGTCCCAGTGGCAGTGAAAGTGTTCGCCAACGTGAAGCTCGTCGCATTTGAAGTGTGCGTGAGAGTACCCAAGGCGCGCGCGAGCCCGTTCGTGGTAATTTCTCCACTCAGGGAGGTATCGGTCGCGGCTGGAGTGATCGCAGTATTGGTCAGCGCAATGTAAGTGCAGACAGCAGCGGTGCCCCCCGCCATCTGACCATACTGCCAGTTGATCCCCGCATTCGTCCGCAGATTGTGCCCCGTCACATCCAGGAAGACCGTGCCGTCCGGGTGGCGCGCCACGACGTGGACCCAGTGCGGCAGATCGGATCTTCCCTCGCGTAGGGGCGGTTCGTTCATCCCGATCTGATCGGGACGGGCCGCCCCTACAAACGTCTTCTCGTACATCTGCTGGATAAAATCCTTCAGCGACAAGCCATCAGGCCCGAAATCCACCGGCTTCCAGACATGCTTCCCCTTCCACACATTCTCGGCATAGACCGCCGAGGTCGTCGGGATGGTGTCAATGTTGGTTAGATTGTTGAGACTGTGGTAGCCGAAGTAGCTCAGGTTCCCACCGTTCAGGATCATCGCCAGGCCAGCGAACGCCGCGACCACGGCAATCGAAAGAAGTGTCTCAAACCTTTTGTTCAGGAATTTCCTCATTCTCATTCTCCTTCTGTGGAACCTGCGCAATCTGCGCATTTCACCGATAAATCACGGAAACCGTCACCGGCGCGCTCGTTCCATAACCACCCGAGCACGCGAACGTAAATTTAGTGGCCTGGCCAAAGCCCAGCGCCGCCGTCGAGCTTACTGCGGAGGTGGTCACTGAACCCGCCCCCACCTCTTCCAAGATCGTCCAGGCATTGACGGCGCCCGTGGTCACCGTGAGCGACACAGCACTGCCCAAGGTGAGCCAAGTCGAGCCATCGTAGCTGGTCTTGGCCTGCGCCGTGCAAGTCGTGTAAGTTCCCGTCACTGTGCCAAACGTCCACTGAATTTGCGCCTCATGGGCTGTTGTTGTGGGCGTGCTCGCAGTGTCCGCCGTCGCAGACGCGATCGTGATGGCAGGTGTATCCGTCACTACGCCGGTCGGTCGTTGCTGAACATTCCTCCCTGCCGCGTGAACCGGTGGCAAGCAGCGCGGATTCAGAAAAAGCGCATAGAGCGCCGCAAGCAAAAGCACTAGCCACCACTTGAATCCCGATTCCTGGCTTCCCAATCCCGCTCTCATTTCCCAGCTCCTTAATTCAGAATTCATAATTCCCTATTCACCACTCACTATTCCGCATTCATCTTTGGGGCGATCATCCGATTGCGCCTCCCGGTCGTAAGAGCCAGTCCCGCCAGGGCGGGATCGAAAGTCGAAGGTCGAATCCGCAGATTTCGCAGATTCTGCCAACACGGTCTCTGAAGCCCGCGCTGCACCCCCGTTCGTAGGTGCGGTTCGCGAACCGCCCCTAGTCTGCGAAATCTGCGTAATCTGCGGATGCCCTTCCTCTTGGGGCTTCGTCCCCGGCTCGGCAGGAAACTCTCCTTCCTCTTTCTCTTGCAGGCGCGTCTGGATGGGCGCCCAGCGAGGGCGCGACGTTTTCGACTTGAGCGGCATGCCGCACTTTTTGCGGATCCAATTCTCCGTGTCATTGTCCGGTTGGAGCAGGTCCACGTCGAATTTGCCCACGTCCTTCGCCACCTCGAGCAGCTCGAGAGGATTAATCACGATGATGTTCGAGGTTACGAGGCGCGGGTAAGGCAGTTTCTTACCGGGCTGCGGCGTGTAGTTGTAATTCACCAGGCGCCGGATGGAGGTGTTGGAAATGGTTTCGTCAATCTTTTGCGAGACCGCTTCGAGCGAGAGATAGAAGAAATCGCGCATCGAGCCGCCCAAGGCGCGCGACCCGGTTTGCGTAGTGCCGAGCGAGAGGAAGTTTGCCAGCACCGAGCGCATGATCATTTCGCTGTGGTGCTGGATGGAAGCCTGCGGGTCGCGGACCCGCCCGGAGACCCCGGTCAGCACGAACTCCCAGCCACTGGGAAGTGAAAGGCCCGTACTTTCGTGCGCGGCGAGCATCTGTACCCACTGCTGCGCTGCCTTGCGGTCTTCGGCGGAAACGTTAGGGCCTTGCTTGATGGTCGGCACGCCCAGGCCATTGCGCTCGATGCTGATGGCGTCGATGCGGTAAATCTGGCTCTTCATGTACCAGTGCTGATAAGCCGCCCGCAACACTGACCGCCCGTAGAAATACGCGCCTTCCATGTCGTTTACGAAATAGGCGAGCTTCTCTGCCGGCACCAGCACGTTAACGAAATTGTTGCCTCGGTATCCGTACTGCTCGAGGTAGAGCAGTGATTCGCCGTCGTCATCAACGTGGAAGCGGTAGAAGGTGTAGGGCAGGCGCGGCGCGAGCTTGCGCAGCCGGACTTTGTCGCCGTCGATATGCCACAAATCCTCGTGCGCGGCGCAGCCAAAATCCAGGCAGAGCAGCGCGTTTTCTTTCACCGTCTCGAAGTTCTGTGTCACCCAGCAGCCCGTACTGGTGGGCGATTCGAGGCCACCCAAAAGGTTTTCTCGGACCTCGTCCGCAATCTGTTTTGCCAGGTCAAACCCCGGTTCGTTTTCCTTGAGGCCGGGCACGATCTGATAGTCAGCCGCCCGGATGGGCAGCTTACACGCGAGCAACGCTGCGCGCACGTCCGCATCGGAGCGCCGCATCTTTTCGTAAACCAGGAAGCTGCTGCGGCCTTCGAGGATGGGGTTGTATTCGCCCAGATCGCGGATGAATCCGGCAAAGTTCGCGGTACCCACGGCGCCGCGCAGAAACGTATCAACATCCCTGGTAGGGGCACGGCGCGCCGTGCCCCTACCACCATCTGTAACCTGCGGTTCCGGAACGGCGCCGCCGCCCGGCATGGCGCCAGGTGTCAGGCCCACATCGTTGCCGATCGGCCCGCCGGGAAATAAGCGGACCATGGGATACGAGATCGCCGGTGTTAACGCGCTGCGAACTGTTTCAAGAAGTGACATAAGTCGTCAGTCGTAAGTTTTCAGTTCTCAGTTCTTGCTTTTACTAGTGTAGTGTCCCATAATTACCTTGACTTATACAGATAAGGCCAGTATGCTTGAGTACATGAGCCGAGTCGCAGCTCCGATTATTCTGTCGGCCGAGGAACGGACCGCCTTGGCGGCGTGGTCCA